GGCTGTAGGAACTCCGCTGTAGTAACCGGACACATCGCCAGCAGGCTGACTCGGATTCTTGCCAGTGAGGGCGACATAGTCTTCTGCTTTCAGCTTGCCAGATGCCCATGCAGCATCAGGGTTCTGCAATGCCCAGAATAGCTGCATAACATCAGCAGTGTCTTTGCCATACAGTTTTTCATAGCCAGAGAAATCGCCGAAGTTGGATTTCTGCTGAGCTTCTTCAAGCTGCCTGTCATGTTCACGCTGATCTTCGTTCCAGTTTCTGGTATAGTCTCGGTTCTCTTCGTTGTACTTGCGTTCGTAGTCTCTCTGGTTTTGATTCCAGTCCCGAGTATAATCACGATTCTCTTCGTTATATGCACGCTCATAATCCCTCTGGTTCTGGTTCCAATCGCGTGTGTAGTCTCTATTTTCCTCGTTATATGCTCTGGTGTAGTCTCTATTCTCCTCATTGTACGCACGAGTATAATCACGATTTTCCTCGTTGTAAGCACGAGTGTAATCACGTTCATCCTGTGCCTGTGCACGGTTGTAGTCCCTGTTCTCCTCGTTATACGCACGAGTGTAGGCCTGATTCTCAAGCTGCTGCTGTCTCTGCCAGTTCTGATTTTCCAGAGTCATCTGCCTGTTGTACTGGTTGTTGTACTCATCAAGCATAGCTGCTGCAAGCTTATAGTTGTTATTGGCAGCTGCTTGTGCGATAGCGTTCTGGTAGTTCATCTGCAGATCAGCAATGCCTCTGTCAGCAGCACCGAGAGCCTCCTGTTCAGATCTTGCCAGATTGCCTGCATTCTTCTGGTATGCCATAGACTGTCCAAGAGCAAGCTGAGAACCTGCACCAGTGTTGAGGCCATTTGCAGCACCCTGCATGTTCAGATTACGTCTCTGAATCTCATTCTGTGCAGCAAGCTGATTCTGGCTCTGCTGATACTGTGGAGAGATCTTGTCTCTTGTAGCCTGTGCAGTGGCCATGTTCTGGTCATAAGCGGTCTTGAGCGCAGCGTTGGTATTCTGCTGTGCAGTGTTGTACACATTCTGCAGCTGCTGCATGCGGTTGTTGTTATAGCTGTCCAGATTGGCCTGATTGGAGAGGCCTGTCGGATTGTAGGTCGCAGATGCCTGACTGCGTACCGGCTGTGTGGAATCGTATTTGATTTCGTCTGCCATTACAGTTATCCCCCTTTACGAAAGAATAAGGACGTTGATTGTGACATTGGCTGACGGAGCGGTATCTGCAACAACAGTGATCGAGTCGGTTCCCTGTGCAGACACCCTCATCCTGTTATCCACCCACTGTGCAAAGGATGCAGGAGCAGGTGAGACAATGATCGAGTTGTTTGCTGTGACCCCAGACACCGTGAGGGTTCTGGAAGTTGCTCCGCTGTTGAATGTAACAGACCGAGTGAGGTGCTGAGCCTGTTTCCCAGATGCCAGGTCATAAGCTGCCTTTACTGCGGAAGGCGTCGCTGCTGTGCCATTCGACACACCTTCTGTACCATTGGTAGCAGCTGACAGCTTGAGGTGGCCATAGTTGGTGTTGTTTCCTACTCCATAACCTGTGCCAGAAGAAGCGTGGTTTGTTGCTGCTTTACTATTGGCGAGATCGTAAGCTGCCTTAACTGCGGACGGTGTAGCAGCAATCCCGCCATTCGTACCAGAAGTGGAATTAACCGCATCAGAGAGTTTCAGGTGCCCATAGTTAGAGGCATTACCGACACCATATCCCGTACCGCTTGATGCATGATTAGTAGGTGCTCTTCCATTGGCATTGGTATTGGCAGAACTTGCATTATTAATTGCTGTGGATGCCCTGTCATATGCGGATTTCACTGCAGCAGGAGTTGCAGCTATACCACCACCAGTGTTAGAAGTGGAGTTAACTGCATCGGACAGCTTTAAATGACCATAGTTGTTCGCATTGCCAAGGCCATATCCAGTGCCTGCGGAAGCATGATTCGTATTTGCTTTGGCATTCACAAGATCCTGCACAAGCCTGCTCTGAAGGCCATTAGTAGACCCTGACACGACAGATGCATCTATAGTCGGGATGAAAGGCTTTGAAGACAGATCGTTGTAAGAGCCAGACTTTGCTACAGCTGCGAGTGAACTGTCAGCTGCTTTCGTAAGCATCTGTTCTTGCAGCGTCTGGATATTGCTTGTCATTGTATCCAGAAGTTGCTGAAGTGCCTGTGAAAGCTTTTCTTTTGTGATAGCGTATTGTCTGACTGTATCTGTGGAAACAGCTTCAAGTCCTTCTTCTTGCGATAGCTTATTTTCCGTGATCGAATGATTTGTAAGTATGGAACCAGAGATGCTGTCTGTTGCAATTCCCCTTGCAGCTGCTGCGATCTGTTCTACGAGTTCTGGAATGAGGACGTTGTTGATGAAGTCCTTGATATCAACTGAGCCTTTGTCAAATACGCTTTTCAGGCCATCTGGTGAATAGCCATCGTCACTGTTCGGGTGTGTAGAAAGCTTGGCGACATTCTCCACATCCACATCAAACGTTGTAAGTGCCATATTGTTCTCCTTATTTCATGTAGCCTGTTTCTCTGATTTTGGGATCAACAGCCAGAACTGTAGCTGAAGAATATGGATCGCTCGACTTGAGAACGAACTTTAAATATGCAAACTTCTTTGCTTTGATCTTGAGTTTCTTTATCTGCGGTTTGCGGTTCGTCTCAAAAGAGAATGCGGAAAAATCCATATTTGCGAATGTCGATAGATTCCGTTCCACGCTCTTTTCCGTGTACTCACTCTTCTTATCTGTCATAACAGTGACCGTTACGAAAGATCTCTCCTGTGGCTTTATTCCGACCCACACTTCAGTCATCAGCTTTCGCATGTATGCTTTCTTGAAGTCGAACGAGCCGCTTTCCCAATAACTGTCAAATGAGTTCCCGTCATCATTCAGATAGTCAGTTGAAAGCCTGCAGATTCTGCCATCAGTTGTCCCGATCAAAACATCGTTATGAATGTTCGCCATAGCCTTTACAGACAAACCTGTGTAGACATACCATGCATCCGCATCGTAGTTCAGCACCAATGCCCTGTCTTCATACCAGATGTAATACTCATGGTTATCGTTATCGTCATAGCAGAAGCACTTCTTCAGATCGAATGTGCTGAGAGTCGAATAGATCCGCTGTGATGCTACCTGTGCCTGCCGTTCATCGATACTGAGTTCAGATGTGTACTGGGAACTGTTTACCCACTGGTAGATGTCATTGCCATGCAGGGTGTATGGTGAGTTCAGTACAAGCCTCACCTGCCCCAAAGCAACGTTGCCAATGGTTTTGTTAATCGGCTTTACATAGAAACCCCACTGTATATTCCCATCCGCCTGTGTGATCATGCCATATTGGATGGAATAGGCAGAATCGGTTTTGAAACAGATCATCTGGCTGTGGTGTCTGATCATCCCGGTGATGGCAGTGTTTTTATCTGCGACAGCCATCTCATTCAAATCTGGGAAATAATCAGCACGAGGGATGCCGTTATTGTCGATACTGGAATAAACCGCTTCGTTAGTTCCATTGCCGTACAAAAACACTGCATTATCCTGTGAACCAAGAAACAGTTCTGCATTGGTCATGCGGCATACATCTGTGCGATATGTAGCCGGTGCAGAGTAGCCAATCTCGATCGTGTTAGTTCCACGTTCCGGTGCAGTAGTGAATGTGACTATTCCGGTATAGCGGTTGAACGAATAAAGATCTGGATTCATGTACTCACCGGATGCGTTGTACATGACATAATCGATGGACAGTAGATCTCTCTCAGGTAGCAGAAAGTCTTTAGCAGTGCCATCCGGTGAGAACCACACTCGCCTCATGCCATTAAGTTTGTTTACTTCCTCAAGCAGCTCACCATCTGTTCCCGTAGGATCTCTGCCAGTAATTACAAGCGGTCGATAGCCTTTGACGATGCCGAATTTCGCTCCATCATAGCTGTAGTATTCTTCTCCGTTGAGGATGTAGACAATATCGTTGAAAGGAAAAAAGTTTACGAAATTGCTTGTATCAAGCTGCCCAAGGTCATAAGGCTCGTCAATATACCCATCTTCGTAAAACTTCCACATGTGACCGCCAGATGCTGCAAGGCCAGTTTCTACGCCATGAATGTTTCCAAACCACATACCATACACAGAGTCATTCGTCCCGAGATCATATCGAGTGTATGTCCCTGGTCTGCGTTGAAGATTCCGGTCTCTCGTAACTCTCCAGTTGTTGCAGACAGCAGCCTCTCCGAAAGTAAGCTTGGTATCTCCGTCCGGATTCTCATTTAATCCCAAAAAGCGTTCTATACGATAGACAGCTTCGTTGGTTGTAGGATTTATCGTAGACATTCAGATCACCTCATGCCCACCAGCCAAATTCCTTGTGAGGATAGAAACCTGTGTTATGATGGTATACGCCGTCCTCATCGTAGTAGCCACCGGAATAAACATCCTCAATAGACTCCGTTGTTCTTGGAATACCGCCTTCTTTAAGTTGCCTAAGCCTCCGCTCATATTCTTGCTGATAGTAGTTCGCCAGTGATCCGTTCTCGTCGGTAAACAGCTTTGCACCAAGGCCAAGGGCAAGAACTTCTATGCAATATCCATCGAGATCGACCTCGTCATCCATGCTTGTAAGGAAAGGATGAAACGGTCTCTTTCCTTCTGTAGTGACACATGTATCGGAGTAAGGATAGATCTCGTTGATAATCGTGTTAATAATCGATACAGTTCTGTACTTGTATTCTCTGTTATCAGTAGTATCGAATTGTCCGGTAGATTCATCTCCGTTATCTGAGAGATGCATTGCTCGCTCAAATACAGATAAAGCTGTTTCTGCCATAATATTTCCCCCCTTATAGGAAAGTGGGGAGAGGAATAACCTCTCCCCTTATGAGGTGTACACTCAGACAGGAACTTCCTCGTCGTAGGGCAGTGCAGTGAGAGTGTTTGCAGTGGCGTCGAACTTCCACTTTGCAATACCGGATG